GCCAGGGGAAACTCCCCACGCTGCCAGCAGGGACCATTAAGCCAGCCATCACCACAGGCATTGAAGCCATTGGGCGTGGTAACGACCTCACGAAGCTCCAGCAATTCATGACCTCGCTTGAACAGCTTGGTCCTCAAGTAGCCCCCACGTACGTCAACATGGGTGACCTCATCAAGCGTACCGGCGCATCGCTCGGTATCGACATGAATGGCCTCATCAAGACGGATGAACAGATTGCAGCCGCAGAGCAGCAGGCTCAGATGCAAAACATGCTTCAGACCCTCGGCCCTAACGCAGTCAATCAGATGGGCGGCCTGGCAAAACAACACATGCAGGGCGCGCAGCAAGCAGCCCCACAAGGACAGTAATGGCAGACGCTATCCCGGCAGCAACAGCCGAAACGAAGGCACCTGAAGCAAAGCCGCAGAAGGGCAGTAAGCCCCAACCGGTTGAACAGGCTGTGGTCAAGAAAGGCCACAAGCTGGATTCCCACGATGCCCACCGGATGGACCACTGATGAGCGATAAGGCAAACGCAGCAGCCGACCAGGCCGCAGCAGTTCCGCAGCCCGGTACGCCTGAGCACGATGCAGCGATGGCTGCAAAGTTTGACGCAGCGAACCCAGCAGCGGTAACGCCTGAGGCTCCGGTTCGTCCTGAGCATGTCCCGGAGAAGTTCTGGAATGCTGAGACTGGTGTTATTGACACGGCAGCATGGGCTCAGTCCTACAAGGAACTGGAGCAGAAGCAATCACAAGCGAAGCCGGTAGAAGGCCAGCAGGCTCCCGTAGAGGGCGCTAATGGTGCAGCTACGGATGACGCAGCGAAGGCCGCTCTGGAGTCGAAGGGTCTCAAGCTCGATGACTTCAGCGCTGAGTTCCAGAAGTCTGGAGCCCTCTCGGAAGACTCGTATCAGAAGCTGGAAGCCGCTGGCATCCCTAAGCCGATGGTCGATGCGTACATCGCTGGCCAGCAAGCTCTTGCAGCTCAGGTTCAGGCTCAGGGCTTCGAAGCAGCAGGCGGTAAGGAGCAGTTCGAGCAGATGGTGAAGTGGGCTGCTACTGGCCTCACGCCTGGCGAGATTGCTGCCTATGACGCTGCTGTAACTGGCGGCAGTGTGGACCAGATGAAGCTCGCTGTGGCTGGCCTCCGTGCCAGCTACGAAGCCGCTAATGGCCGCGAACCTGGTCTACTGGGTGGCAAGCCTGGCAGCGGTAACGCACCCGGCTACGCATCGCGCGCTGAGATGACCACGGACATGAAGGACCCGCGCTATGGCAAGGACCCCGCATTCCGCGCTAAGGTCGAAGCCAAGCTTGCAGCCACCACGGCCTTCTAATCATGGGCTTCCTCCACATGAAGGGCGCTACGGTAAACGCTAGTGGCACCCTCATCGCTACCGCACGTCCCATTGGGACCAACAAGATGGACCTGACTGATGCCTCTCTGGATCACGGCACGTCCATCCTGTACGGTAACGAGACCATCCCGATTCATGAAGCAATCCGTATGGGGCTTCTGTGGCGCGATGCCACGAATACCCTTGTTGAGCTGAATCAGGCTCAGCCTGCAACGCGCACCAACGCTTAACCGCATTACATCTCAAGCACACCTAGCAAGGAACACTTGGCCTCCCTGAGGGGAGACAACCATGCACACGTCCGAACCTCTGCTGTAGCTCTGAAGTGAACCCTCCAAGGCCGCCCTCTGGCCGCTCTTCACTCAAGTAAGGATTTACCAAATGTCAGACGCAACAGTCATTCGTCCTGGTCAGGCCAACGGCGCTGGCGCTACCGATGCTCTTTTCCTGAAGGTCTATGGTGGTGAAGTTCTGACCGCCTTCGAGCAGAACAACATCGTGATGCCGCTGCATACGGTTCGTACCATCAGCTCGGGCAAGTCGGCCCAGTTCCCGGCAACGTGGCGCGTGAACGCTCGCTACCACACTCCGGGTACGGAAATCGTTGGTCAAGCTTCGAACGTGAACGAACGTGTTATCACGATTGACGACCTGCTGATTGCAGATGCGTTCATCGCGAACATTGACGAAGCGAAGAACCACTACGATTACCGCTCGATTTACTCGGCTGAAACTGGCCGTGCTCTCGCAGCGAACTGGGACAAGAACGTTCTCCAGGTCATGGCTCTCACGGCTCGCCTCTCGGCAACCGTAACGGGCGCTAACGGTGGCACGCAGCTCACCTCGGCTACCACGCTGTACAAGACCTCGGCCACGGACTTGGCAGCGGGTATCTACTCGGCTGTCCAAACGTTCGATGAGAAGGACATCCCGGAGACCTCGCAAAAGAATGCTTTTGTGCGCCCGGCTCAGTACTACCTCCTGGCGCAATCGACGGCTCTCCTGAACCGTGACTGGACCTCGGGCAATGGTGACTACAAGGATGGCCGCATCCTCCAAATCGGCGGTGCGTACATCCAGAAGACTAACCACCTCCCGAACACGAACATCACGACTGGCCCCACGGCCTATCAGGGTGACTTCTCGAAGACGGCGTGTGTGGTCACGACCAAGGAAGCAGTAGGTACGGTCAAGCTTCTGGACCTCGCTCAGGAAATGCAATACGACATCCGCCGTCAAGGCACGTTGATCGTGAGCAAATATGCCGTAGGTCATGGCAGTTTGCGTCCCGAGTGCAGTGTGGAACTCTTGACGACCACGTAATTGGTACGGGGAGAGACACATCAAGGCTCCCCGTGCGGTCATTGCGGGGAGACAACGAAGTATCGCAATCGAAAGTGCGTGAACTTCTACAAGAAGGGCCATCGGGAGATGGTCTACACCCCACCGGTAGTTACTGAGCAGGAATGCAGGGCATGTAACGCGGTCCTTCCGCTGACTGAATTTGAAGAGCGGAGGGATACTGGCAAGCATAGGACCGAGTGTAGGGAGTGCAGAGCTATCGCTGAGGTAGCGCGAAGGTACTCCATCACTGTTCCTGACGTGCATGCTCTGTTTGAGCAGCACGGCAACGCATGCCAAATCTGCGGCTCAGACGGTAAGGACCATGCAACCTTCAAGCGCCTAGTGGTGGATCACTGCCACTCAAGTGGGAAGGTGCGTGGCCTCCTGTGCAGTCACTGCAATTCAGCGTTAGGGCATCTCCGAGATTCCCCGCAGTTCGCGCTGAACGCGGCAGCATATCTTCAGCAACACTCGTAACACCCACAGGGGGATTCGCTTAATCGCGGGTCCCCCTTTTTTGTTTACCCATAGAGGATTCCCCAATGGCCTCCGCATTTATGACGGAACTCGAAGCAGTCAATATGTGCCTGGCTGCTATCGGAGAGTCTCCTGTCAACACCATCACGAACTCTGGGCTGGCTGACGTTGCAGCAGCACGGGCCAAGCTCACGGAACTAAGCCGTACCGTTCAGTCCACCGGCTGGGCCTTCAACACGGAACACAAGTTCCCCCTGATGCGCGCCTCCGATGGCACCATCACGCTCCCCACGAATTCCCTGAAGGCATCTATTGACCGTCGCGTGAGTGATGCTCAGGTGGCTCAGCGTGGTCAGAGCCTGTACGACAAGAAGAACCACACCTACATCTGGGACCGGGACCTGTGCGCTGATTTGGTCTTCTTCCTGGACTGGGATGAACTTCCACAAACTGCTCGCCAGTACATCGCTATCTGCGCAGCTCGGTCCTTCCAGGCCACTGCATTCACCTCAGACACCATCGACAAGCTCACCGAGAATGACGAGCTGAAGGCCCTCACAGCCCTCAAGGATGCTGAAGGTGACAACGGGGACTACAACATGTTCTACGACAGCTACAGCGTAGTGAGTGCGTGGGAGCGCCCCGATACCGCCCTCCTGTATTAATGCTCATCAACAAGAGTATCCCCAGCCTGTTCAACGGTGTCAGCCAGCAGCCCCCTACGCTTCGCCACGACACCCAGGCTGAACTCAGTGAGAACGCCTATCCGTCCATCGCTACAGGACTCCGCAAGCGGCCCCCGCTGTCTTACCTGGCGCTTCTCTCACGCGCTGTAATCAGCAACGCAGCGGTCCACATCATCAACCGCTCCACGACTGAGCGCTATGTGGTCTTCGGGACCAATGGCGGTATCCAGGTGTACAGCCTTCTGGATGGCTCACCGCGCACCGTGAGTTTCCCTAACGGGACCGGTTACCTTGCATCTGCATCGCCCAGTACTGAGCATCGAATGGTGACGGTAGCGGACTATACGTTCGTACTGAACACGTCCATCCCCGTGCAGCCCACAGCAGCCACCGCTACGAACCCCGCTAATGTGGCGTGGTTCTACGTCAACAGCTTCCAGGCGAACACCTTCATCACCATCACGGTGGATGGGACGAGCGCGCAGTACGGTATCCGTGGGGACACCTCTAACGATACCGGTACGGTAGCTACAGGCATCGCTACGGCCCTTCAGACCGCTCTGGGCGGTGGCTATACGGTGGCCGCTAACAGCCCCATTGCAGGGCTCGTTCAGGTGGTCAAGGCCGCTGGTGCAATCAGCTCTGTCTCCAGCTCAGACACCTACGGCAACACCCTCATTGTTGACCTGTACAACCCGGTCCAGACCTTCTCCAAGCTGCCCCCTTCGTTCGTCGCTGGCTACACGCTACAGATTGTCGGGACCCCTACAGACGGCACTAGCAGCTACTACGTGGAGTTCAAGGGCAGCTCATGGGTGGAAGCAGTCAAGCCTGGGCTGTCTAATGGCTTCAACGCTGCAACCATGCCGCATCAACTCATCCGGCAGGCTGATGGCACCTTCGTGTTTCAAGAGGTGTCGTGGGAATCCCGCAAGGTAGGCGACAGCATCACCAACCCGCCCCCTTCGTTTCTGAACCGCAACATCGCGGACATCTTCTACTACCGTGGCCGGCTGGGCTTCCTGGCTGATGAGAACGTGTGCATGTCCCGTGCGGGTGAGTATTACAACTTCTGGGGCAAGTCAGCCACTGCGGTCATCGACACGGACCCTATCGACACCAACGTGGGGACCAATAAGGTTTCCATCCTGAAGTACGCGGTCCCGTTCGATAAGAGCCTCCTGCTGTTCTCCGACCAGACCCAGTTTCAGCTCACGGGTGGTCAGGAGCTGATGAGCCCCAAGACGGTCAAGGCCGATGTGGCCACGGAGTTTGATAGCGGGACCGCAGCGCGCCCCGTTGGGCTCGGCCAAGCGGTGTATTTCGGGGTGACAGTGGGATCCCATACGGGAGTCCGAGAGTATTACGTGGACGCCACCACGCTCACCAACGATGCAACTGATGTGACCGCTCATGTCCCCACGTACATCCCAGCGAACCTCTACAGCCTGGCTGCAAGTTCATCTGAGGATGTCATCTTTGCCCTGTGCAGGGATGAGCCGAACGCGGTCTACGTGTACAAGTTCTTCTGGTCTGGAAATCAGAAGCAGCAGAGCGCGTGGTTCAAGTTCGTATTCGACACGGGCACCTCAGTGCTGGGAGCAGAGTTCATCAACAACAAGTGCTACTTCATCCTGAACAGGGCTGATGGGACGTACCTGGAAACGATGGACCTCCAGGCGGACCTCTCGGATGCAGGCATTGGCTTCATCGTTCATCTGGACCATCGCGTGTACGTGAGCGGGTCCTACGACTCCACTAGTAACCTGACGACCTTCACGCTTCCCTTCGCGGTTGCAGCTTCAGGGTATTCAATGGTAGCTGGCCCTGCCTTCACTGGAAAGGTTGGGAAGAAGATTGCGTTCACTGCTAACGGCGGATACACGGTGACAGCTCCGGGTAACTGGACCGCTGGGCCTGTGTTCTTCGGGCAGGACTACTCGATGCGTTACGTG